TGCTTGTGCAGTAGAACTTATTCCTTTAAGATCTGTAGTATGTTGTAATTCCTCTCCTTGTGGGTTCCAATTAGATTCTTCACTCGCAAATCGTGTACCATAATAGTATCCAGGAAATCCTTTTAAATAAAAATCTAATCCTTCATTAACTTGTTCTTGACCATACTCACTAACATATGATCCGTAACTAGGAGATTTTAAATTCTTAAGTTTTTCAGCATATGTATCATATTTCGTTTGAAGGTCTTCAGTAGACAATTCTCCATATTTCCTTGGTGGTGGACCTTCTGGTGGAATATATTCATTCTCAGGTGGTGGCGTAGTTGGATTCTCCGGCATAACTACATTTTTATATGATTAGCTGCATATCTAATAGCTCCTGGATTATTTCTATGCTGAACAGATTCGTAATCTTTAGTCATGTCATGATACATATTGCTTTTTGTAGAGTCAATTCCCCTCCCTTCATTAAAGACATCTTCAAAGACATCTGAATTTGGTGGAGTTGTATCTAGTTTTACATCTGATTCAAATGCATATTCAAATGGTAATGTATAAACTTTACCTTCTACAGTAACTTTCCAAACACATTTTTGATCTCCTTTTGGTTTAGGCTTACCACATCCGCAACCTCCTCCTTTTGAGCATGATTGACTAAACTTGTCATATTGTTCTTGTGCTTTAAATAGCTTTCCGTTATAATAGAAGTTATTTGATATTGTTAAGTATTTTTTTTGTGCCATATCATCTTGGTTTTTGAGTCTGTTCCTGTTGTTGATATTGAATACCAGTAGCATCATTTACTGGATCTGGATTTATTCCCAATGATTGGGAGAGTTGCTTGATAACTAACATTTCAATCTTAGTTATCATATGTGAAGGTACTGGATACGGATCGTCTACAGTTTCAACTTGACATTTATTATTTCTACATTTCAACGGATCTTCTAATACAGCGAGCATAGTAATATATTTTGCTGTTTTGGAAGGTGGCTTATTTAAAATAGCCTCATTACCAATTATGGTGTAAATTTTATTATGTGGAGTATACTCTGAATCTTCATTATAAAGAAAACCTTGATGATTTCTCCTGTAATAAGGATTCAGACCATCAAGGGAACCAAAGTATTTTATATTCATCCAGCCAATAGAATGTTCTAATGCTGGTAATTCTACATAGTACTGGTTTACACCAGAACTTTCTCCATCACATTCAATTTCCCTACACTTAATCTCAAGGCAATGACATGATTGATATAATCCATCTGTAACTCTCTTATGTTGTAGAAACTCTTCTTTTATTAATGTAGACCTATATTGTCTAATTAAATGATAAATCAAGTAAATATCAATTACACTATCATCAGATATTACAAATCCGCTTACTTGATTTTTTATACTGTAACCTATTTCCGAAAGAGTCGCCATTATTCATATGCTTTACGATATATTAATTCTCCTAAATCCCACATAGTAGCATTAACATAAGATGCTGCTACTACAACCAGAATCCATTCCTCTATGGAGTTAGCAAAAAACCACCAGTAGATGATAGTCCCCCAAACACTTGCCATGCAAGCACAGCAAAGTATCAGGGGTTTTCCTATCAATATTGGTAATTTATTTTCTGCAAATCTTCTTAACGAATGTAGTAATTTACCCTCATCCGTTATTGTTCTTAGTCCCAAGCAAAAAGCTGAGATCACTATTATTATCTTTATCATCTTTCATTCTTTTAATTATTAAACTTAAGGAGTGGTACAGTCGCCTGTTCCAAAGTCTCCACTTGTCACAAATGCATCAAGTACGCCTTTAAGACCGCTTGCAGCAGGTGAGTAAATGTAAACTTCTTCAAGATAGTTTTCAACATTAGTTGAATCTATATCCTGAACATCCGTGTGCTTAATAATTGCGATATCTAAGCAATAGTCGTCTCCACAAGCAATTTTGTCTCTTGCAGGAGATGAGCCAAATGCACCAGGCTTAATTGGGAATGTTCTTTTCAGATCAGTCTCAGTCAAGAATGGTCTTGCAAATGCTTGTGATGTCGCAACACAGGCTTCTACAGCAAATACATCATAATCCTGTCCGGTATAACCAACGATTTCAATAGCAGCAACCGCATCAGGGCAACTAACTAAATCACAAGCAGTAGCAGCATCACCTGGATCAGTAATAGCAGTAGCAGTACCAGTAAAGTACAGATCACTATTAATTTGAGCAGCAATGTCAGCAACAGCAAGTGCTAAATCAACTGGTCCTCCGTTTGGAGAACAGTATTCATAAATTCTACGGACTTCAAATGTTTCATCAGTAGTGTACAAGGTAAGATCAGGTAAAACAATGATCTCAACACTTAAACAGCTTGGACACTCGCAAGAGTCGCCCAACTCAGGAAAACAAATACTTACATTCTTTGTTGCTCCTTCATCGGCACAATGTGTAGTCCAAGACACCACTTCTGAACATGCAATTTCCCCATTGCGGATTTGTTCGTGACAGCTAATACATCAGCAGCGTTCAGTAAAAGCTTTTCAGGTTGTCTTCTTAACATGATTATTATTATTTAAATTAAAATTTAAGTTTCTGTCATTCTATTTTCGAGCATAAAAGTCTGGTATCTTCCAGATTCAATAGTCTCTAGTATTTTCCTAACAGCTTCATTAACAATTTCCTGATGTGTCTCAGGAGCCAACTCACAATCAACTGTAGCATTAGCTATTTCGATGCTTGCTGGTGTCCTAAGATACTCAAAAGTTGCCGAATTCGCAATAGAATCAGTACCAGTTATTAAAGTAATCTGATCGTCAACCTGATCATAATACAATCGCCAATTATTAGGTTTCGACCAAGGATCGTAGATATTGACATATTTTTGATCTGATCTTGCTGGAGTTCCAACAACTTCAATATCAGAAATAGTCCCATCTTCGACACAAGGATCAGTAGAATTAAAGTATTCTAACTTGAATGCTGCGGCAAGCATGAAAAGATAATTAGACGGTAAGGTAAATGTGTTAGTTGCTGTTGGAGCAATTCCAGTAGCAATTACCTTAACATTTCTCAAATCATCAATTCTCTTTTCAGTTTCGCCTACTTGAGAGTACCGATTTTTCAGAAATGATTCTTGAGCAATATTGATGAATATCTCGAATTCCTCCGGGTATATTGTCCCAGTATGCTCTTTATTAATCAGTTCTAATGTCCTCGAATACATCTCTTGTGCAGTCATGGTTAGTCAGCTTTAACTTTTACTTCTTCTTGCTTCTTTTTCGCAACCTTTTTCTTAGCAAATGCAGCAGGATCAACTAATTCTGCCCATTGATTTACTACAGGTGCATTGGATTTTTCCTTTATATATTCATGTAAATAGTCTTTGTTGATGGCTATCATCTCATCACCATAATAATATTTACTTCCTTTATAAACGACAATGCCTTTTTCCAACAGTTTATCAGCAAAAACCTTGGTCTTCATGTCCATGTCTTTAAATGCGTTTTTAACGAATTTAGGATCCTTCTCTATCTTATCATAAACTGCTGATTCGATTTGAGTTCCAGTCATGTTGGTAACTTTAACACCCAGGACTCTTCCGAAATCTGCAAATTCTTTCAATGATAGATTACGAACATAGTCATAACAATCAAATTTAATTTTTGCTTTTCCAATAGAATGCTTCGCTTCTCCTTCTAAATCCTGTAGGTAAAACCTATGATAAGCAGGATTAAGGTCATTTCTGTTAGGAGCAACTTCCCTGACATATTTCAAAAGATTTAAAATATGACCGTCAGTTTCATTACTCGTATCAAACTCTTGACCATGTTGAATAGCAATAGAAGTTTCTTCATCTATTATCAAACTGCATTTCTCTAACTCCTCTTTCTTTATATGTTGCTGTCCTGTAAGATACTTTTTTGAAGTAGCATCATACCTGGGAGCGACATAAAAGGGAGCTGTTTCGTAGCTTTCTTTTGAAGCTATTAATTTTATCTTCATTTTCTTTTCTTTTTGGTTAAAAAATTACGGCTTATAAACTTCCGCAACTCCAAATGGATTCTTCATACAAATTCCAGTCTCAGACAAGATTTGTACTTGGTATCCATCCATTGAAGTAGAAGCAAACTCTTTACCACCTTTAGCAGGTGAAGCCATTCCGTCAATAGTTTTCTTAATAAAAGATCTCTTGTTTCCGCCATTACCCAAGGTAACAAGTTCAACATTTGGATCACCAGCAATTGTATTACCGAGAGATACGAATATTCCTCTGTAAGACTCTTTGTTAGTTCCGTAGATATCTTTCTCACTTGGTCTCCAAGCTGCATCAAACCCTTTGTTCCAGGCAGTAATGATTTTAACACCACCCATTTCATAAGAGTTAAAATTAACTTTAACACCAGATCCTTTTTCGGCTCCAGATACAAACAATGGTTGTGGATTGTATTTGAAGGTATCACGCATTAACCTTTGGAAATCCCAAATTAACGCTTGACCACCCATCAAGAACAATTCAGTAACACCGTCACCATTAGATAGCAACTGCATGTTAGCCATTAAGCTTTCAAGAACCTTAATAGTCAACCTGTTGTATTGAACTTTAAGTGAAGCATCACCTTGAGCCAATAGACCATCACCCTGAACGATCTCACGACCTTTCATATCTCGGATATATGTATTCTCATTAGCATCAATAGTAGCTTTACCGAAGATAAGTTGATTCTCACGAGCATAAGCCCATCGTCTCATCATCTCCATTTCTTGCATTCTGAACCAAAGTTTTTGTCCATTATGCTCAACCCATAGAACTGTGTTTTGAGCTGATCCTGAGATTGAATACTGCATCCTTTGGATGGTCATATAGTTAGTATGCCATTCTGGAAAGGTATTTTTCTCATAACCAGTTTCACTTAGTTCGGGAAAAGCTGTGTGACTGAAACCAACTTCTGCTCCTACTTCTATTAGCTGAGCTAATACAGCAGCACCATCATTGTTGGCTACTTTAACTTTGTATTCCCAACCTCCAGGAACTGCAACTGATTCAACTGGATATTCATCCATGATCTGCAAAATAGTTCTACGATCTCCCAACTCTAAGTTGTCATAAGGAGAGAAGTAGTTTGTATTAAGCGTTAAAACAATTACACCACCGTTTGCACCGAGGTTTCCATCATTTGCAAGGACTTTTCCCTTACGGAATGGGTATCCTTTAACCGCCCACATAAACTTTCTGTTTC